GTTGCTTCTTGTATATTATTGGTTAAGGTTTTGTATGCTACACCCGTGACTGATCCGAAGGCTTTTTGCCCCTCTATAAGGTTTCGGGTTTCCATTGAGGATTTTAGGAATTGGAACGCAGCTGAAACAGCAAATACTTGAGCAGCAATAGTTGCATATACAGCAACAATACCACCTTGCATGGTTTGTGCTTGCTTACTGAAGTTTTTTGTTGCGTTTGATGACTGTTGAGTTACACCTTTTATTCGTCTATCGGTACTTTGTGAAGCGCCACCAAGTCTATCCATTTTCTTGGTTAGTTTTTCTGCTTCTTTACCTGTGACTTTAAAAGAACCACCATCTGTGGTTTTAATAATAATCTCAGCAGCTTGTATCTTCTTACCTGCCATTATTTAGCCTTTTGCTCGCCTCTTACTGGCGTCCTGCTTACGTTTAAGCTCTCCATTGATATTTATCGTGTTAGTGCTCTCAACGTGTTTCAAGAAAAATGTAACAGTTTTCTTATCTTCTACTCCATGAATCTCTAACAAGTCTCTTAAAGGAGACCAGTCTTTGCCCATGTAACTTCCACTTGCTCCGTCCCATCTATCTGGCAACATTGCATGTATAAGAAAAGCCTCCTGAATTTCTAAGGGAAAATCACTTAGTTCAGGCGGCATCTCGTCTGGGTCTGGTTCTTGATCTAATTGATGACACATCTGTAAATAAGCATCTATGCTTATAGTGTCTCCATAAAACCTTTCAATCTGTGCAAGTGCCCAGGTTACTTGCTCTGTGTAAAATTTTCTAGATCGCCTACTTGTTCTGTTACCCAGGAATCAAAATCGCTAGAGTTTTTCATAAGAACTTCTACATTCTCTTGTGAAAATTCTAGTTCTGATTCTTCTTGCTCAGGAGTTAAGTCTCCTAATAGTAACATATTTTTTGCAAATCCAAGTTTAAAACCTGCCCACCCTTTAATTACTGCTTTAGTGTATTCTACTAAAAACTTATCGTCGTCCATTTTTTCTTCGTAGCCTCTAGTCTTCTTATTGAATACTTGAGATACGCAACGAGTTCTAAGCCTCATGAGTTCTTCTCTAGCAAGGTAACAAAGCTTTACTTTAAAGCCCTCGCAACCAGGATAGTCAAATTCTACTGTTTTTGTTGGAGTCATTAGACTCTTTAGTGAGACTGCTTTTGGAGTCTCTTTTTTTACTGTATCGTTCATTTATTTTTCCAAAAAAAAGGTGGACAGGGGTATCCTGCCCACCGTTAAGTTTATTATGATGTATATGTAATTGTTACTTCATTTGCACTTGCAGATGCTGTAGCTGAAGATAAATCAGCTGGTAGCGCATGGAAATTAACATCGACACCAATCACATCGTCAATAGAGTGAGTTGGTAATTCAAGATGGCAATTTGGTACTGCTACTGCAACTTTAGGAGCACTTGCTCCACCTATGCTAAATGTCATATCAAAACTATTAGTAATCATGTCGTCAGCTTCATGTAGGTCTTCTAATAAGTCCATTGATCCGTCTGCCGCACTATTTAAGTAACAGGTAAAGTTACCTGAAACACTTCTAGTTCCCATTACATGCCCTAGAGGCTGATTAACAGACCCTAAGGTTTCTGGTGTTAGATAAGTTAGATTGTTCTCAATCGTAATATTACCACCAGTTAAAACAACATTGTAGGTTTTATCAGCCAGTAATTGATCTTCTCCATCACTTGCCTCACCTGCTCCTGTTGAGTCACTTAAATCAAAAGCAATTGCTAATGATGTAAGCTTTTGTCTAATGTAATTCGAAGTACTTGATATTCCTTCGTTAATTAAACCTTTGACAGTATGCTCTTCTCCTGCTACTGCTGGGGAGGTTGCTCCACCAGAAGAAGTCTTGAGTTGAGTTACTTCTTTAATTTTCTTTCCTTGTCCTGACCAAGCTACCTGTGCTAGTCCTTCGATATCGAAGTCTACAGATGCTGAGCCTACTGAACAATCAGAAATTTTATATATTGTTACGCCGTCTGTGCCAGTTGTATACAATGCAACAGAGCTGTCTTTTGCTGCTCCTAGTACAAAGTATAAATCAAACACACCAAGGGCTACTTTATTTGAGTTTTGAAAGTTAAATACATTCGGCTCAAATGATGAGGCTGTTGGTGCTCCTGTTCCGCCTACACCTAGGTTATAAGTGGTTGCGGACATTGCTGCCCATAAAGGTCCTTCTACTGCAAATTTCTTTGCGTTTCCTGCGTGGCCGTTAGACGCCCATGTATCGCCGGAACCTGATGTAGTTGGTCTCATGTAAGTACTGAAACTCCATTCTGCAGGTGCAAAAGAATCGTTGAACATTGCTCTACCTCTTTTACTGTTACCTGATGAATCAGCAGCTTCGCTCAGAGTAATCTCTGAACTGTTTGTTGCCTGGCTAAAGGAGTAACCATCTAGTACTGGTATTTCATAAAGTGCATCGTCCGTGCCTGTAGCACTTGCGTGAAACTTCATGAATACTTTGGTATCTCTACTAAAATGAAATGCCATTATTTTCTCCTAATATTCTCTGAAAGAGCCGTACTAAATATTTATTTAGCTTAAGCTTTTTCTAGTATTGAATCTCTACGATGACTTCTCCGACACCGAGAGGCTCCAAAACACCTTCGTCTGTATCTACGCTTAAGATTGTAGTCTTGGCGGTAGATTGAGACGTTCCTGTTGAATCCGTATACGTTAAAGGATCATTATCTTCAAGTACAGTTTCAACGTCTTCTAGTAACTCTTCTAGTGCTAATATGACGTCATCATTGTCGTTCACATAACACCTAATAGTTACTCGTAAAAATCTAAATCTGAAACCCGCTCCTTCATATTCACGAGTTTCTTGCCCTGCTCCCACTTGAATTGCTGGGAAGTCTTGTACTTCGTCCCAGAATCTAAGTCTTGGTTCTACACTTTGAACGGAGCTTCTAAAGGGCGCACTTCCATTCAAACTTTCATACAACTTACTCGCAATCGCTCCAACTATGGATCGTCTACGCGTTGAGTGTGCTCTAGCTGTAGTTGCGTCCATTATTGTCTCCTAATTGTAGTAGGTTGCTTTCCTAATATTCCCATAGCAAGTTCTCTAATACTTGCTCCTATAATCTTTCGAGGGTCTCTTTGAGTGCTCCCCTGTTTTCCGCCCGGTTCAAAAGTTTCATAAGGGTCTCTCATATAAGTATAGTCTATATCTACTCCACCTCTTGGACCTAAATTTACATTCTCAACTCGGGCTGAGTTTGCAAATCTACCAGTTCTAAATTGTAGTGCTGGTGATGTCATTTTACTTGCTACCATTTGGGGTAACATTTCATTTAACAAGTTTCTTAAAGCTATTGGACTTTGTGTTGTCTTTGCTTCCTCTATGCTTTTACCTGTTTTAGGTCTTGCTCTAACCCCTTTACTTGCTGCTATGTAAGCTTTTGAGGTCTTACTACTTGCCCCTCGTATAGATTTTTCTTTACTTTTCTTTCCGCTTACTTTGGCATCTTTTGCTTGTTTTAAAAGTCTTTTATTAACCTTTAATCTAAAATCTGGCCTAGTACCTTTTATCTTTAGTAGTTTTTCTATTAGCATTTTTTGTTGCTGTCTTACTATTAAATCTTTTTTAGAAGTAGAGCCTTTCATCTCCACCCATTCTTTACTCTTTTTTGTTAGACCCGCCATCAACGCGGGCTTTACAGTATTCCTTACATAAGAATCAATATGCTTTTTTATACCACTTAAGTCATACTTACCTTTTGCAAATTCAGAGTTTCCTTTTGAATCTGTAGCATGTAAGTCAACTACTAAGTCTTCATCAAACTCTGTGTTTGAAACATTTCTATACTGCTTTAAATCAAACTTTACATCTAGATTATTAGTAATCATGCTTCTAACTACACTAACTTGCTTCTCTATTTCTTTCTCGTACTTTCCAGTAATAGAGACTTTTTTCATCTTCTTAAAGTTCTTAGCCATAGCTAAAACTGCTACGGTAGTTTGTCTCTTTCCGCTTTTTGGTCTTATTTCTTTTGAGCCAAAAGCTTCCATAGCTTCTCCATGTCCTTTAATAGGGTTAACCTCTGAAGAGGCTCCTCTCATGGTTTTACCAGCAGGATTTTTCTTTCTTTTACCTGCTTCGTCACAATAGTAAGCAAGTTGTCTAAAAGCAGCTCCTCTAGCTTGTTTGTATAATTTCTTAGTACAACTGTTAACTAAGTTATAAGGAACTGGTCTTGCTCCTCCCGTCATTTTGCTTGCTTTCGTTACACCCTTTGCTAGGTTTATATCTATTCTGTTTCCACCTTGTGTAGACACTATGTCTGTAGGAAGTATAGTTACAACACCTCTAAAAGTACTTATCCAGACTGAAGTTACATTAGTCTTACTTAACATATAGTCTTTAACACCTTTTTCTGCAGCTTCTGTAAAAGCTTTATCAAAACCTCCAGGGTGGTTCACTTGGAGATCTCTGTCCATGTCTTTTATCTCTCTCTTACTAAAACTTTTTTGATACTCTGTATAAGCATCTAATAAGTTTCTTTTTAGAGTATTTCTACAAACTTGCAAAGTATAAGAATACTTGTGCTTGTGTAGATTATCAAAAGTACCTCTTAGAGAAGTTTTTATCTCATCTTTTATTAGATCTGCAACTTCTTCTATCACACAACAACTCTATATAAGTCTAGTACTCTTTTGATGTGGTCTGGAAAGTCAGTACTCGTCCTCATTCCTGAAGTGCCTTGGTTTTGCAATGTTGCTCCACCTAGAGTCTGTCTTTGCTTATGCTCA